GGTGCAAAGGTAGGAGCAAAAGCATTAGCAAAAGTTGGTGGTAAAGCACTAGGTAAGGGATTACTTAAGAAGATACCGTTTGTTGGACTGGGTGCAGGATTGTTGTTTGCAGGACAACGATTGATGGCAGGAGATATGAAAGGTGCATTGCTTGAGGCAGCGTCTGGTATTGCGGGTACGATACCTGGCGTCGGAACTGCTATATCTGTAGGTCTAGATGCTACACTTGCTGCTAAAGATATGGGTCTGTTACCTGATCAGAAGAAGGCAGAGGAACAGGCATCAGGAATGACATCACCAGATCCATCTGTAGATAGTCTTGGTAAACCTATCATACTTAACCCATCGACCATGAAAGCATGGAAGAAGGCAGTAAACGCTGCAGCGAAAGATGGTGTCAATCTACCTAACAGTGTTACATCATCATACAGAAGTCCAGAACAGCAAGCAGCATTAGTCAGTGCAGCACAGGCAGGAGATCCAAACGCCATAAGTCCTGCACAACCTGGCAACTCACCACATGGACAAGGTTGGGCAGTTGACATACAGTTTGGTAGTAAGGCAAGCGAATGGATGCGAGAGAAGGGTAAGAAATATGGTTTCCAATGGCAAGGTGAAGAAGATCCAGTCCACTTTGACTTTATAAATGGTGAAGAGAATGACAAGTGGTTAAAACCTGGCAAAAATAAATGGTTGCCTAACGTTGATCCCGTTGAGACAAAAACAAACTCATCAGGTAACATCAAGACTGCATCTGGTACAGGTGGTGCAGTATCAGCACCATCATCATCAGGAGCAAAGGATACACTCAACGAGGAACCAGTGACACAAGGTGGTGGCGAGATTGGTGCAACGGGTGTTGCTTCTCCTACTGTTGTTCCTCTTGGTGGTAAGACAAAAATTGTCAGAGTTCCCATGCCAATGGGCGACACTAAAGACAGAGGTGCATGGTTCAAAGGACAGAATCCAGTCATAGATCCTATGGGTAAAGGTGTGATGGAGGTAGTAGCATGAAGTTGCCAGGCGATTCTGACAACATGGATAAGGGCGTATCACATGAGATGATGCAGAGATCTCTGCAGTCCCAACGTCGTGTAGTACAAAGAGTCAATCTATTAGAAGATAAAGTAGAAGCATTAGAGAACGTCGAGATAGAAGAGGGCGTGGATCTTGGTGAGTTAGCAGATGGTGCCAAGAAGATAGCAGGAAAGATAAAAGACAAAGCAAAAGAGATAGCACCAAAGGTAGGTGACAAGGCAAAGAAAGTTGGATCAAAAGTAAAAGATAAGGTAAGTAAAAAGTTAGGTGATGTAGGTGATGCAGCAAAAAATAAGGTGCGTGATGTTAGTGCTGCTGCCAAGAAGAAACTTACAGATGTTGGTCAAGGTTTAAAAGGTTTTGTAGGAGATAAGATTGCAGCTGCTAAAGCAATAGGAAAGAAACCTACTGTTGGTAAAGGTGCAAAGACAGCACCTAGTCAAGAGAAAGTTGCACCTAAAGCACAACCACAACAAGATCTTGTACCAGATTCAGTGGCAGCGTTTAGTAAGAGAGCTGATGGTAGCACAATATATGATAAGAATGAGAGAATTAGAGAATTTCTTAAGAGTCAGGGTAAACCTATCCCTGAGAAATACCAATTAAAAGAAGCGGGTGAAGTAGAGGGAACTGAGAGTTTAGAAGACGCAGGACTTGGTGAGAATGACAAGAAGAAAAACGTAGATAAGAAAATAGAGAAAGATTTTGAGGTCGATCCTAAGATGAAGAAAGCATTTAGTGAGGCATTGGCATTGCCCGCTAAGTCTGCTGCTGTTGCGTTGATTGATTTATTAGAGAAGATCCCTGCACCAAGTAAGGAAGCATCTAAGATCCTCAATAGAAATATGACAAAGATAACCAATGCATTCAAGTTAGGTGCTGCTAGTGCTGAGGTTGCTAATGATGAAGAGGACAACGATGAGGATGATGAGGAGTTTGAAAGACCCAGTTTGCTAGGTGCACTTGTCAACAAGGCAATGGGATTCTTTGGCAATAAGAAAGAAGAAGGTGGAGGTGATAGTGGATCAGGTGACAGTGCAGGACAGATAAGTGGATCTAGTCCACAACAAAAATTATTATCACCACAAATGGGTGACCCTACCACAGGTAAGAGAGCACCATACACAGGAACTGCTGATGGTATAGGTCTTGGTGATGGTTCTGGTAGAGCTATGCAACCTATCAAGAAACGTAAGGGTCTTGCTAAAAAATTATTTGGCATGACACCGATGGGTATGGCATTTAATGCAGCATCTGCAGGAGTCAAAGGTCTAAAATCACTCACTCAAACCAAAGCATTCAATAATATTACAAACATAGGTAAGAAAGCATTTAATATGACACCCATGGGCATGGGTTTAAATCTTGGAAAGAAAGTATTTGGTGGTGTAAAAAATATATTTGCACCAAAGGGTGAACAGACAGTTAATCTAACAGAACTAACTGATAAAACTATACAGGAAAACAGAGAGGCAGCGGATTCAAAGACAGAGAAAGCAATCGCAGTCGCAGAGGGAACTGGTGGTATAGGTGGTTTAACAGATGAACCTACTCAACCAGCTCAAGAGGGTAGTGAACTTGCTCGACCTAATATAATTGAGTCTCCATTCATTAATGTATATAATACAACGTCGCAATTCTAATGTCAGTTAACACACAGTCAAACTTTAATATCATACGTTTTCAGATAATGGATTTTCCTCCCATTGGTGTTAATCAGGTGTTGTTCTGCAGATATACTGAGGACATACAATCTGCTACCATGCTCATGGAAATACAGGTGACTGATAGTGAGACAGGTTTTCTATCTGAGTTAACAGGTATGGAGAACGTGTTTATACAAATTGCAGACAGTAAGTTTGAGACAGAGATTGGTGGTGAGTTTGTCATATATGATATACAGGACAGAAGGAATATAGGTGGTAAATCATCTGCAGTCTTGATGATGTGTAAAATAGATTTCTTGAACAATGCGGGTAATAAAATATCACGTAGATTTGGTAAAGGTCAAGGTAGTAAGATAGATAGGATCGTCAAGAAAGAAATCTTAGGAGATTTGATAGGTGTGCAAGATAAAAGAATGACAAACTTTGAGGAGTGTGTCAATAACTTTTCTTTCGTATCACCATACTGGAATCCATTTACTGTGATTAGATGGTTGGCAGCAAAGGCAATACCAGCTAAGAAGGGTAGTGGTAGAAATGCATCAGCAGGGTATGCTTTTTACGAGACAAGATCAGGATATAATTTTGTGTCGTATGATTCATTTGCTGAGAAGGAACCAGTCACACGTATGGTTGTAGGTCATGATCCAGAAGAACTAGAGGATGAAGAGGATAAGAATATTACACCATTGGATAAGATTACGATAGAATCCTCTGTTGATTTATTCAAAGGTTTAAATTATGGATCGTACTCTAGTAACGTGATGACATTAGATCTCAAGGACATGAGATACAAAGAATATCCATTTAGCATCAATAAATATTACAGAGATGTCAGTGTAATGAACTCTAGGAAAACTCCAGAGTTTTACAAAGGATTTGACAATCAAAGAACATATACTAGGATTATGTCAAAGATATCTGACTCTGCACTGTTTACAGAGGGCACATACACACAGGGATTCACAAAACAACTTTCACAATCATCGTTACGGGAAAAATTATTTTACAGTAAAAAAGTCATAGTAGAATTAGTATCAGATTTCTCATTAGAAATAGGAGAGGTGGTTCAACTAGACATTTACAAGGGTACGAGTGATAGAGAGCAGGATTTTGCAAACTCTGGTAAATATGTTATTGGTAAGGTGGAGAGAACATTCAAATCTAGTGAAGATAAGATGACATCTAGATTGACTTTATTTACAGACTCAGATGGTGAAGAATCATGATCAATGAATCATTTGCTAATTTTATAGGAAAAGATGGGTTCAACTGGTGGATTGGACAGGTAGAGAATGATGGTTACGGGTTTTGGAACGCAGTCAACGGGTCATTTGATTTTACTGATTGGGATTGGACTAACAAGGTAAAAGTTAGAATCGTAGGTTATCACAATCCTAATAGAAAAGAATTACCAACATCTGACTTACCATGGGCACAGATCCTGATGCCACCAACATACGCACAGAGATCTGGTATTGGTGCTAATCATCAGTTATCAGTCAACTCTTGGGTTGTTGGATTTTTCATGGATGGTGCATCTGCACAAATTCCTATTGTTATGGGAACTATTGGTGATGAGAATCCAAGAAGCAGTTATGGTGTCAAAGGTGGTAAAGAGGAAGGATTTGCACAGTTAGTAAGTCCTAATTATAATTTTCGTGATCATGGCGAGAAAGGCACAACACCTCCTAACACAGGTAGCACAGTCGAGACTAACGAGGAAACTGGTGTAGATCAAGCACCTACAAACAATGATGGTCATACGCACAACTCTACAGATAGTAAAAACGAACGAGGACCTGCAGAACTAGAGAGTGAGAAACAGAAACTATCAAAAGAAAAACAGGAAGTTACTGTACATGTAGGTAATGGTAAGTGTGGTAGTGAGACTGCTGCAAAGTTAGAAGCACCCATGGCAGAGTTTATGAAGTTTGCTCGTGGTATAGAAAAGAATGAAATAGATCAGTTTATAAACAAGGCAAATGGTGCGGTTGTAGATTTAGATTATGAGATAAATCTAGTCCAACAACGCATACAAAAGAAACTTACTGGACTAACTGCTAACATCAAGGGCGTAGTCATGGAGGAGACTAACAAACTTGTAAAAGAGGGTCTTGAAGAGTTAAGTATTCCAGATCCAGAATTAGATGTTGCAGTTAGAGATCAACTCAAAAATGTTGGTGATCTAGTATCATGTTTGTTTAAACAGTTGATAGATGAACTTGGTGACTTTATCAAAGGAATGCTTGAGGATCTAGTAGAGAATGTCCTTGACACTGCATTATGTCTAGTACAAAATATTCTTGGTGACATCATGAAAGAATTGATGGACAAGATTACGGGTGCATTGGATGTATTGAAAGGTGTAACGGGTGCAATCAAAGGATCTGCAGATAAAATCCAAAACTTAACAAACAAGGTCGGTGACTTCTTAGATCTATTTTGTGATGGTCAACTATCATGTGCGATTGGTGCATCAGTATTTGAGACAGGCATTGGTGCTAAACCAAAAGGATTAGAAAAGGCAGCAAAAGAGATATCACAATATAAAGTAAAACCACCTAACTTTGTATCAGTGGTTGGTAAGGGTGTACCTAAGAATGGTTTTGTCCCAACAATAGATCGTAATGGAATCAAGAAAGTATTTGACACTACGAGTGGTGCACTGGTTGATCTAAACAGTCCTGCAGGAATTGCTACAGGTTTGACAGATAAGGCATTTGACACACGAGGACCTCTAGAGAAGTTTGAGGGTATCAATTTCTATGATTCACAGGGCAAGGTAGCAAGTCAAGCGGTGCAGTGTTCTAATTCTAACTTGAATAGAAAACCATGTTTCCCAGAAATGGTATGGGATAACTTGCAATCCACAAGTCCAGTAAAAGCATTACCTATTGTAGATGACATAGGACAGATCCTTGGCGTATTGATGCAGAAGAAAGGTAAAAATGTTAATCTTGAAGCATCAGTCAAAGCACAATTTACATGTAATGATCCAGAGGGTAGTGGTGCAGTATTTAAACCAAATATTGTAAATGGTAAGGTAGACTCAGTAGAAGTTATAAAACCTGGCATAGGTTATGGTTTTGATCCTGCAAGCACATTCTGTCCTAATGAACAGTATGGCGTGTTGGTTGATAAGGTAGGACTACAACAACACATGAATGATGGTGAGTTTATAGAGCAAGTAGTAGAGGGAAGTCCTGACGTATTACAAGTTGTAGATACAGATTATGACGAGACTCATATACTAATAGCAACAATAGATACGTCATTTAATCCACAATTAGAGGTAGGGTTACAGTTAAGAACTAAATCTGGACACGAGTTCGTATTAAATTTTGACAGGAAATTCCCAACTCTAGTAATACCACAAGGAGCAACAGCAATCTATGCTAAGTGTGGTGATGTTATTCCTAAAATTGACAACATCAGTATAAGGAACGTTGGTAGAAATTATGTTAACCCAGTTATCACTATTGGAACTGGCACAAAGAAACAAGAGATAGGAACGTTTACAAAAGATTCTCAGGGTAGGTTGATAGAACCAAAGATAACAAAGTTTGTATTAGGATTCGTCAAACCTGTCGTAGAGGATAAGGGCACAGATAGTGTAGAGGGCATTGGAACTGGTGCAGAAGTCAGTGTGGTCTATGAGTTTACAAGTCCAAGAGAACTCAAGGAAAATAATGTGTTACCATTGACACAATATATTGACTGTGTGGGTCATCCTATGATAAAATCAGCAAAAGAGGATGAAGAAGTATCACTTGTAGATAGTGCGATTAATGTTGTAGATAGTCAGATAGATGAAGGCGAAGCAACTAATACTTTCATGGACACAGTATCAACTCCTACTGTCGCAGATCCAGTATCTACACCTGTAACTCCATCCACGCCATCCGCCCCATCTGCTCCCAGTGCACCTTCTACTCCATCGACTCCCTCAGCACCAAGTGCTCCAAGTGCTCCATCTGCTCCAAGTGCACCAAGTGCTCCTAGTTCACCAAGTTCACCGTACGGAGGTGGATACTAATGGCGATTAATTTATTTGCAGGAGGATCTAATCTAGCAAACCTTTTAGCAAAGGTAAAGATAAGATACCCTAGAAACTATGTTCAATCAACATCTGCAGGGCATATGTTTGAGATGAACAATACGAAGGAAGGTGAATACATACGTTTACTCAATGCTAACGGTAATTTTCTCAATCTAGACGAGAAAAATAATAATTCTCTAGTTTCGTATAATGATACATATATTCTATCAGACCACAATCTTGTCATAAGAATCGGCAAGGATGTGAAGAATGACAGAATGGCACTACATGTCGTCGGTGACGTCAACATATATGTTGAAGGTGACATGCACAGCGAGGTTGAAGGTGATAGATTTGACAGAGTAAATGGCAACTACCAGATGCAAGTCGGTGGTGTGTGCACTATTCAGTCAGATGAGAACTTAGCGATACAAGCTAAGAATGAAATGAAATTAGAATCCAATGCCTACACAAACAAGACAACGTTCTTGGAAAATGATTTGAGTGAAGGCGGTTCTGTAAAGGAGAACGTAAAAGGTAATTATGAAATCAAGATACAAAAGAGAGCATCTACATTCTCCGTCAGCAGTGATGGTGATGTTCGTATGAGGGCAGACGGATGCCGATACGAAAAGGTGGGTGGCAACTATCTTACACAAGTAAGTGGTAAAGTCAAAACACAGGTAGATGGTGAATCTAAATCATGTATTGATGGAGGTGCGTTCGATGGAATGATCTCATCACCTGATAGTAATGCTTACAAATTAAATGTTACAGGTAACATCAAAGGAGATGCTACAGGAAACATCGACCTAGATGCTTCTAACATATACTTGAATTGATAGCAGAATTTACTTAAACACATGACACAACACCATATGTCAGTAACTATGCAGGAAGCAAAGTTTCTTAAAAGCATTCTTGCAAAGCATTTAAACGATCACATAGAAGATCTGGTAAGAGAAGATAAGACAGAGCATGCGATGAAGCACATGCAAGAAAACAGACAGGCAGGATTAGACCTTATAAGTAAGGTTGAGGATACAATCAGGAGAGCAAGTAGAGCAGGTAATTCTACCTACTTTACATAGTTTAGTTCGTGTGCTACAATATTAGGAGTCGCACTGATGCCATTGTTTTACAACGAAGAAGAACACTTACAGAAAGTCATAGTTGACATTCCTAGAAGATCCTTTACACTAATAAGTGATAGCGGTGACACAAAACTTATTGAATGTAATGCAGAACAATTCATGAGAGTTCTTGATGTCGTCCGTAACATGCTAACAACTGAAGAAGTAACTTACGTCTAATGTCTTATAACAAAACTTACAGTGAAATTAAAGAGATACTAAGAGACTCTAAGAAGATCACTAAACCTATCATGCTCAAGATAGCACAACTTGCTATTAAGGAAACTCTAGGAGATAGAGTCGAGTATGACAATATCCAATGGGACAGTAAATTTATTGACCTAGAAGCAGACAGTCTGGACATGGTAGAATTAGTCATGTTCTTAGAAGAATGTTTTGGTATTGAGATTCCTGACGAAGAAGCAGGAAATATAGTCACAGTTGGTGACGC